AATAAATTCATTGTTTGTAATCTATATTCATAAAAATAATCATCAAATTGTTCTTTTGTTTTAATTTTCATATCCCACAATCCTTAATTTTTAATAATTAAAATCTCTTAATTTCAATAGTTACAATAGTATCATTGTGAATTCCGCCGTGTGGAACTAATAGAATTTTTTGAATTTCAAATCCTAAAGTTTTACCAATACCGCCTGAATTCCAACAAAAAGAAATTACTTTTGAATTTACTTTTGTTATTCTTTGAATTTCTTTTTTAATTTTAGTCCAATAATCAGATTTTGATTTATCGCCTAAGGATAATCCTACATTTTTATAGCATTCTGCAAGTTGTCGGTTATCGAACGGCGGGTCAAACAATACACCATCTACACTATTATCATCAAACATTTTAAGAAATTCTAATGCGTCTAAATGATAATCTGTATCAAATTCAGGATTTAAATCATTTGTTATTTTAGCATATCCCATTGATTTTGATTTATTTGCAAAAGGGTCTATCCAAAACAAATTTTTATCTACTTCTAAATCTAATAAATCTCTAATAGGTTTGATAGTATATGTATTTTTATTAGGCATAGCCCACTTACGTTCAAATATGATATTGTCATTTTTAATTTCCATTTTATGCTCCTTGTTCTCTTAAATGTAATTCGTGTTTAATAGTTTCTATATTTTGTTCCGCTATTAACATCTCTTTTTTAACTTGTTTTCTATAATTATAGAAAAAAGCACACAAATCAGGCAATACTCCTGTTATTTTTTTAGTAAATAATGCACCTGATACACCTGCTGAAATATTATATTTCTTAAGTAAATCGTTAAATTTAGTTAATTTGCCACTGAAATAATCGTTTAATCGTCTATCTTCATCTTCATCATTAAATAATTCATTTCTTAATTTTAATAAATCTTCAGGAATTTTATCATCTGTTAAATATGTTTCAGGACTCATATTAAAAGCACGTATTGCTAAGTTAATATAAGCAGAGTTAATATCAACAGAGATTACCCACTTATGCTTACCTGTTAATGGGTCTTTTACAAATCCACCTTTTATAGGCAATTTAGGATTTTCTTTTTTATTAGGCAAAATAACATTTTTCTGATAGCAATAATTATTAATCAAATTCGACCAGGGTTTTAATGTTGATAATGCTTCATCAAGATTAACTGCCATAATAGAAGCAAGATATATTATTACATTTGTTAATTGTAGTTTTTCATCTAAATCATTTAATAAAACAACATCTATTATTGCATAATGAATAAATTGATTATATGCCACTGATTTTGCTTTTTGATAATCTTTATCAAGATATGCGTCATACATTTTAGATTCAAATTCATCAGTAGGACGAGTATCAGGCATTATATAAGATTCACCTGTTCTAAATCCATTAAAGTTACTGAAACAATCGTGATTAATTTTATTATATCCTAATTCTACTTTAGTTATATAATCAAGAGAATAAGAACTTCTAGGGTCACGAATAAATTTTTTATATAATTCTAAATAATCCATATAAAAAATTCCAGGTGCTTGAATAGAATATTTAAAGTCTGTATTAAAATTTTCTTTAAGTTCTGATTTACCAAAACAACTAAATTCAGGCTCTAAATTATTTTTAATGGCACGCTTAAATAAGTAAGGATAGTCGAAATTTGCTCCATTAAAAGCATAAACAATTAAAGGTTTTAATATTTTAATTAATTTAAAATAAGATTCTAATAAATGTTTCTCATTATCACAATATAGATATTTTACTAAATTAACATTATATTTAGAATAATCTTGTAATTCAACAAATCCTGATTCTCTTAATCCTAATATAAATATATTTCTTGATTTATGGTCGTAAATTTGAATAGTAACTATTGTTTCTTTTGCTTCATCAGCATTAATTCTTGCATTAGATGTTGTTTCTATATCTAAGAACCATATATCAGGCTCTAGGTTGTATCTAACATTTTGTAAATCCCAAAAATTATCTCTTAAAAAAACTTGACCTGGATTATGTGTGCCATATGCTTTACTAGGTTTAGAATTAGTTTTTTGAAGTTTTATATCATCTAATAGATAATTAAATTGTCCTGAAGCAGATTCTTCATAATACTCAAATTTCTCATTTATTTTAAGTTTGATAGATTCGTTTTTTCTTTTTACTCTTGCATAATATTCAAAAGGTTTATCAGCGTCATTCCAATATGCTTCAAATAAATCATTTTTTAGAATTGTTGTTGTTTCTGCCATTTTCAACCTTTTTATCTCTGTAAGATGTGTATATAACTTCTATACAATATATTGTAAGTATTCCTGATACTAAAGATAAACAAATATCCATAATTAACTCCTGTATTGTTTTTAAAAATTAAATTATAGTTCAACTATACTTAAAAATTTATTAACTCTTTCGTCAGTTGTGCCTATTAAATCAAATGTTATAAGTCCATATTCTCTTATAATTTCATCAAATATTTCATTAATTCTATTTCTATATTTTGTGTCTATACTTCTAAATCCGTCAGGAACAACATCAAATTCAGGTCTAGTAATAAAGATATAGTCAAATTCATCAATATGTTTATTAAATTGTTCTTTTACTATTTCTAATGTTTTATTAGTCATTTGTCCTAATTCTCTAAAGTATCTTGAATAGCAAAACACATCTAATATACTTCTATCATAAATTGTAGGTTTTGCAATTTGTAGTTGTTTGATTGTTGCGTCTAATATTCTTAATTGCGATTCGTCGTCAGATTTTTCATTAATCTTTACACCTTCTTTAGTAAGATTTCTTACCATTTCAATTACAAAATCAAAATCCTTAAATTTAGGTTGTTCTTGCAATGCCCTTAATAAAGTTGTTTTGCCACTACATTGAGTTCCTGAAATTAGAATTTTCATCGGTTTATAGATACTCATTTTAAACTCCTTAATAGAATATTTTTACTCTTTTGGTGATTATAAATGAATTTAACTTAATTTAAGATAAATTATTGTATATTAATATAGTATTATAAAAATAAGGGAGCAATAATGAATTTTATTATAACAGGTTCATCAGGATTTTTAGGTTCTGAATTATTACAAAAACTTAAATTTGACGGACATAATGTAGTTGGATTTGATAGAGTAGATTCTGTATTTACTGATTATATAGCAGATTTAACTGATATATCACAATATGCAATGTTTGATGAAACAATGCAAGATACCGATGTATTAATACATTTTGCAAGTTCAGTGGGTGTAAAAAATGTTGATGAAGATAAAGATAGTTTTTGGAATTCACATTTAATTAATTTTAATATATTAAATAAAATTAGAGAATTAAAACAACAAAATAAACTTAAATCTAAATTTAAGATACTCTTTGCAAGTTCATCTGAAGTATATTTTCAAGGTAGATGTTTAAGAGAACAAGACGATTGCGTATTAAAACAATTAAACAGAAGTTCATATGCAAGTGAGAAAATTAATACAGAATTTGCTATTAAGAATCTTGATATAGATTATATCATCATAAGACCCTTTAATATCATCGGTAAGCGACAAACTACTGAAGGTATGTGTGTTCCTACTATGATTAATCAAATTCTCAATGGCGAGCCTGTAAATGTGTATAATGATGGGTCACAAATTAGAACTTTTTGTGATGTTGAAGATTTTGTTAATATAGTATCAAGATTAATATCAAATAAAGAAACAGGTATATTTAATATTGGCAATAATGAAGATATAACAATTAAAAAACTTGCTGAAACATTGCTATCTATTGCAAATAAGCCAACAGATAATATTAAATATATTGATTTTAAAGATGTTTATTCTAATCAAACATTTGAAGTTCAAGCAAGAGTGCCTAGTATTCAAAAAATTAAAGAAATAGATGGTCTTAAAAGATATAAATTTAAAGATTTAAGACAATCATTAAAAGAAATTTATGAATATAAGTTAAGGGAGTTTAATAAATGAAACCATTAATTATTGTTTCACACTTTGATGATGAAATTTTAGGGTGTTCTTCGCTATTACAATATAATCCTACAATATTAGTTATTTGTGGCGATGATGAACGCTCACATATAACTAAATCAGAATTATTAAACAAATATCATTATATAAATCTTAATTATAAAGCATTAGAATTACAAAAAATATCACAATCTGAATTAGTAGATAAAATTAAAACTGCTAGTCTAATTTTAGATTATGATTGTGTATTTACTCATTCTGAATTTGATAATCATTCAGACCATAAAATAGTTTCTAATGCTTGCGATATAGTTTTTAGGTCAAATAGAACAGATAATACATTATATGCAAAATTTATGGTAGAACCATTAAATATTGCAAATTTTAATGAAACATTAGGTATTAAAGTAGATTTAAATTATAAAAATAAATTATTAGATTTATAT